AGCAACGAGCACTACTACTTTTACTATTTCAGCTTGGGTAAAAAGATCAGAACTAGGAGGAGATAGATATGTTTTTGCAATAGCCAATAATGATGGATCAGGTCCTTCAGAACACATTCACTTACGTTTTTCTACTGATACATTACAAGCTCAATTCTATATATCTAGTTCTCAAGTAGGACAAATTGAAACTAATGCTAAATATAGAGACCCTTCCGCTTGGTATCATATTGTTTTTAGATTTGATTCTACACAAGCAAGTGCAAATAATAGAATGAGATTATATATAAATGGAGAATACGTAGATCAGTTAGGGATTAATACACAGCCTTCTCAAAGTGCTTCCTGTGCTGCTTGCTCTGGTGGAAGATTTAGCTTGAGTACAAGTTATTCGGGAACAGGAGGTAATTTTAAAGGATATATAGGACAATTTATTTATGCGGATGGTCAATCTTATGCTCCTTCCACTTTTGGATCAACTAACTCGGATGGTATATGGGTACCTAACACAAGTCCTTCCGTTACTTACGGTAATAACGGTTTTAAATTAGATTTTGCAAATAGTGGTGCGGCAGCCGATGCTAATGGTTTTGGAGCTGATACTTCTGGAAATGGAAATAATTTAGCTTCAACAAGTTTAGGAACTTATCCTAACACCACAGACACACCCCACAATGTTTTCTGTACTTTAAATCCTCTTGCTATAAATAAAAACTCTGTTCCATCTGTTACATATGGTAATTTAAAAATTACTGATACTAATAATAATGAATGGCGTATTTGTGGAGCCGGCCAAGGTTTTACTTCAGGTAAATGGTATTGGGAGACAAAATATATAGGACCTGGTGGTTCTTTAATGACTGGAATTTTAGATATTAATAATTATGAGGCAAGTAAGGTATTTTCTACAGATACTGTTGGTGTTGGAGGTTATCCTGGAAGATTTTCAGATAGTCAAAGTTTTGGATATAGAGATGAAGGAACTATCTATCATAATGGAAACTCAACTGCTGGTAAAACAACTTGGAGTAGTGCAGGAGATATTTTAGGTTTAGCAGTGGATATGGATAATAAAGCTGTCTATGCTCATGTAAATGGCACCTATGTAGATTCAGGTGATCCAACAAGTGGAGCTAGTAGAACTGGTTCTTTATTTAATTTTACACCAACAAATTTTGTAACACCCGCAGTTTCTGTTTCTGCAGCAAGTAGTCAGGGAGGTGAGATGAATTTTGGAAATCCTACCTTTGCGATTTCTTCCTCTAATGCAGATGCTAACGGCTACGGAAAATTTGAATTCGCTGTACCATCAGGGTATTATGCGATATGTACAGAGAACCTCGCACAGTACGGATAAATTATGGCATATACAACAGTAAACGACGGATCAGCACATTTTCAAGCAGCTTTATATACAGGTAATGGTTCAACAAAATCTGTTACTTTTCAAGGTAATGCTAATTTACAACCCGATATAGTATGGACAAAATGTAGAAGTACTACTTCTGATCATTTTTTGTTTGATAGTACTAGAGGAGTTACTAAACAGATTCACACTAATACTGGTGATCCAGAAGGTACTAATGCAACCAGCTTAACAGCTTTTGATTCTGATGGTTGGTCTATGGGTAGTACTGGAGGCATGAATACTAATGCCGCAACTTATGTAGGTTGGGGCTGGAAAGCTAACGGTGGAACTACTTCAAGTAATAGTGATGGCTCGATTACTTCTACAGTACAGGCTAATACAACGGCTCGATTATCTATCGTCACTTATACAGGTAATGGTTCAAGTGGATCTACAATTGGTCACGGCTTATCAACCGTTCCAGAACTAATAATAGTGAAAAGACTAAATTCTAGCAGTAGAAGTTGGCCTGTTTATCAGACTTCAATGGGAACTGGTACAGAAATGTATTTAGATTTAACGCAAGATGACACAACATCTAATTTTTGGATAACAACTCCTACCACTTCAGTGTTTTCAGTTTCAGATTCTAACTATGTTAATGCTAATAGTGACACATATGTTGCTTACTGTTTTAGTACTTGTCCAGGGTTTAGTATTTTTGGTAGTTATCAAGGAAATGCTGATACTAATGGTCCTACAATATTCACAGGATTTAAACCTGCTTGGGTTATGATAAAAAGAGTTGATGCAGCAGAATCTTGGGGAATTATGGATAATATAAGAAATCTTTTCAATATAGAAACTAGAAGGTTATTTTCTAATAACACCAGTGGCGATGATACGTCAGAAGTAGGTATGGATTTTTTAAGTAATGGATTTAAAATTAGAAATAGCTGGGCAGGAAATAATGCTAGTGGTGGTAAGTATTTATATATAGCTTTTGCTTCAAGTCCTTTTACTTCGTCAGCAGGCGTCCCGACAACGGCGAGATAAAATATGTCACTCGGGATTATATCTTTTTCCGAGAGTCCGATTTCCTCCCTGGGGAAACAGGATGCGGTAGCCGTTGTTACAGGTTTACCTTTAACGTCTACTTCTGGAACAGTCTTTATTGTTCCTTATATATCCGGACAAGATATAACATCTACTGTTGCTTCAGTAGCAGTTAATGCGGCTGCAGTAGCAACTCCGTCAGGTGAAGATATAACATCTACTACGGGAATAGTAACAGTTAATGTTATTGCTAACCCAACAGTTGTAGTTTCAGCTTTAACTCAACTTCAAACTAATCTAGGTGTCTATGCAGTAACAGCAGGTGGTAGTGTCGGTATTACCGCTGCAGCAGAACAAGAAATAGAGGTAGATTTAGGAAATCAAACAGTTGTAGCTGACGCTAATGTTAGTGTTTCAGCTTTAACTCAACTTCAATCTACGACAGGTGCGGCGACAATTAATGCTGTAACAACAGTCCCAGTTTCAGCTTTAACCCAGATTCAATCTACGACAGGTACAGCGACAGTCACAGCTCACAGCACAGTAGTTGTTACGGGTCAATCCATGACCTCGGTCACCGGATCAGCAGTAGTTGTTGCTAATTCTACAGCCCTTCCAAGTGGTAATATTGTTTCTACAGATTTAGGTAATGCTACCATTAAGGTTAATGTTACCCCGGCAGTTTCTGGTTTAGAAACTACTCTAGAAATAGGTACTGCTGCAGTTTATGCATGGGTAACAGTAGATGATAATGCTACTAATACATGGTCAGATGTAAACGATGCGGCCACAAATGCTTGGACAAATGTGGATGATAGTGCTACTAATACATGGCAAGATGCAGCTTAGGTAAATTATGTCAACATATTCAACAAGACTACAGATAGAACTTATAGGAATAGGAGACCAAGCAAATGCTTGGGGTACAACTACCAATAACAATTTTTCACAATCATTAGAACAATCAATTGCTGGGGTATATACAAAAAATATATCATCTGGAGCAACTACTGTTTTAACCAATACAGATGGTCCTGCTGTTCAAGCTGATAACGAAAACAGACAAGCAGCTATTATATTTACAAATGCGGCAACCAATCATGTTGTTCAATTTACGGCAAAAGAAAAAATGTATTTTTTACGAAACGCTAGCACAACATATACAGTTACTGCTAGATTAGGAGGTGCTGGAAATACGTATGTTATTAATCCGTCAACCAGTGTATTCTTAGCTACTGATGGTACTAATTGGTACGAACTTCAAACATCCGGTGGAACATGGGTAACAAAAACTACTACCTATACTGCTTTAAGTGGTGATAAGATTTTTGCTAATACATCAGGCGGAGCATTTACAATTACTTTACCTGCAGCTCCTTCTACAGGAGATGAAGTAAGATTTGTAGACTTAGCAAGTTCTTTTGATACTCATAATTTAACAATAGGAAGAAACAGTTTAAAGATTAATGGAGCTACGGCAGATTTAACAGTAGCAACCGAAGATGCAGCTTTTGCGTTAGTGTACTCAGGTGTAACTTATGGTTGGAAATTAATGGAGAAATAAAATGGCAACTTATGAATCAATTAGATATAAATTCTCAGGTACTGCTGTTACAGGCGTGTTGTTAACAACAAATAATTTAAGTGATGTACCTACAGATGCAACAGCTAGAACTAATATAGGTGTAGCGATTGGTAGTGATGTACAAGCTTTTATTTCTGCAACTGCAGGAACAAATGCTAATGGAACCAGAACCGTAAGTACTTCATCACCTACTGGTGGATCTGATGGAGATATTTGGTACAAATATACATAATGCCTCATGCCAATTTACGTTAAATCAGGTGGTACTTGGAGGGAAATAAGTTCAGATGCTGGATCTCAACTATATATAAGAGACGGTACTTCATTTACTAATAGAACAATTACAAATGGTTATGTAAAAAACAGTGGTTCGTGGGAAACTGTTTTTACTTTATTTGATACACCTACAGGTTTTACTACTGCAGGTTCAGGAACAACAACTTTTTCTGTTCCATCTAACGCTAATGCAATTCATATTCAACAAGCCGTGGGAGGTGGAGGTGGATCTATGAATGGATTAGGATATGATAAAGGTGGAGGAGAACAAGGTGGCCGTGGTGGAGGATCAGGTGCTTATATTTCAGATAAAGTTTATACTGTTGTAGGCGGAGAAGTTTTAACAGCCGTTGTAGGAACGGCCGGGACAGCAGGTTCTAATAGTGGTTTTAACTATACTGCCACTGCTTCGTCAGGATCATTAACAAGTTTAAGTGGGGGTAGCACAGGCGCAATATTTTCTTTAGGTGGAGGAACAGGATCATCCTATTCAGGCGGTTACGTTCAAGGACCTTTGGCAACACAAACTTCAGGACAAGCAGGAACAGCAACACTTGGTTCTTCTTTATCTTCTGGTACAACTGTTGATGGTGATAATATTACAGGTTTTAATACAGGCCCAACCGGAAGTTTTAATGCTGGTGGAGATGGCGCAGAAGGATTACCTACAGGTGGAGCAAGCAATGCTCCAAATTGTGGTGGTGATAATTGTAATATAGCTGGTGCTAATGGAGCAGCTTCTTATAATGGAAATATAGCTGGAGGATCAGGTGGAGGATCAGGTGGTCAAGGTTCAGTAGGAAATCAAGGATCAGGTGCTGGAGGCGGAGGAAAAGAAGCTGGAGGTAACGATGGTGGTGCCGGTGAAATTAAATATAGATTTATAAGGATTGCATAATGCCTCTTACTAAAATAGCTTTTGCCCCAGGGATAGATAAACAAGATACAGAATATGGTGCAGCAGGACGTTGGACTGATTCTGATATGGTTCGTTTTAGATATGGGCTACCAGAAAAGATAGGTGGATGGACACCTCTTATTACTGCTAGATTAATTGGTGTAGCAAGAGATATGCATGCGTGGACCGATCTTAATGGTGTACGGTACACGGCCATCGGAACAGATAGAAAATTATATATTTACTCTGAAGGTGTGGCTTATGACATTACACCTATTAGAGCAACAGGATCAATTACAGGATTTAGTACAACTAATAATCAACCAACAGTTACTGTTACTGACCCAAGTCATGGTGCTGAAGTAGGGGATTTTGTAACCATATCCTCTACGTCAGGAGCGGTTAATGGAATACCAGCAGCGACAATGGATGCTGAATACCAAATATTAACAGTACCAACAGGAAACACTTATACAATTACAGCGGCAGCAAATGCAACAAGCACAGGAGCA